TAATTACAAGTTAATGAGTAAAGAAAATATATCCTATGCACAAGTTGAAACAATAGGTACTGTAGTGCATGTTGCTGTTAATAAAGAGTATGCAGGATATATAGTTATCTCAGATGAAGTGAAAGAAGATTCAGCTAAGGCAATTAAAGCTTTAAAAGAAATTGGTGTTAGAAAAACTGTTATGCTTACAGGAGATAATAAAGTTGTTGGAACTAAAGTTGCCAAGCAATTAGGGTTAGATGAAGTATATTCAGAGTTATTACCAGATCAAAAGGTTGAAAAAGTAGAAGCATTAGATAAAGAAAAATCCTCTAAAGGCAAGTTAATATTTGTTGGTGATGGAATAAATGATGCTCCAGTTTTAGGAGCAATATCACAAAAAAAATTACCTATAAAAGTTTCCTATGTTTTAGCTAAGAATATAGCAAAAATAGAAGATGAACTTAAGTTATACAACAAAGAAAAACAAAAACTTATTGATATGTATAGTATTAAAGACGAAGAGGGAAAACCTTTAATAGAAGATAATAATATAAGGATTGCAGAGGAATATATAATGGACTGGAATCGAGATATTAAAGATCTATTAGATATAGAGAATGAAATAGATATTCATAAATTCCAAATAGATGAACTTGTAAACTCTAATTGTGTTATGAGTCCAATGGAGTTAATGCTTATAGATTATATGATAGAGGAGCAATCCCTAAAACCCTTGATACGGAGAAAGGAGATTAATAATGCTACAATTATATGACTTAAACAAAGTTAAAATAAGTAATTTAACTTTATATAAAGACCTTAAAATACAAAGTGTTCTTAGCAATGGAGATAAGACACTTTCTTTTTCATATCCATCTAGATTCTCCGATGAGATTAAAGAAGAGGGGTATATAAGAACTAAAACCCATGAGTTTGTAATAAAAGAAATTTCAACTAATGGAGATTGGAAATCTATTAAAGCAGTTCTTAATGTAGAAGCCTTAGAGGGGAAAAGTTGGGAACATTTTGATACTTCTAATCAAACTATAGCTGAATGTTTGACACTTGCACTAGCTGGAACAGGTTGGATAATAGGATATTGCAATGAGACTAAAAAGAGAACCATAAGAAAAATTAATTGTAGTACGTGGGATATAATCCAAGATATTAAGAAAACCTATTTTGTAGAAATGGAGTTTGATACACTTAATAAAAGGATAAATATAGCCAAAAAGCTTGGAAATGACAAGGGAGTCTATTTTATAGACTCTCTAAATTTAAGAGATTTAGATGTAAAAAGTAATTCTTATGATTTTTGTACAAGACTTATTGCCATAGGAGAAAACGACTTAAAAGTTACAGTAGAAAATTATCAATATTCTTCAAAAAAGAAAACTATTATATGGAAGGCTGAAAAATATACAGATGAAAATTCACTTAGAGAAGATGCGATTGCAAAGTTAGAAGAGTTAAGTAAACCTTATAAAAGTTATGGAGCTGATATAGTAGATCTCGCAAGCATTAATGATAAGTATAGTCTTTTATCATATGGTCTTGGAGACATAATTACTCTTATATCTAAAGAAGAAGGTATTAAAGAAAAGCAAAGAATAGTTAAAATGGTAGAATATCCAGATGAACCTGATAAAAATACATGTGAGATAGCAAACACTATATTGACATTTGAGGATATGCAAAAGGAATATGAAGATACTTCTAAAACTGTAAACAATATTACTAGCAGTAACGGAACTATATCTGAAGGAGCTATAAAGGGTACAGTAGAAAAAATTACAATTAATAAGGCGGACATACAGAGCCTTAATGCAGTTGAAATTAGAGTTGGTGATCTTGAGGCTACAAGTGCTACAATAACACAACTAGATGCAGCCAATGCTAATATAGTAAAGTTACAGGCTGATAAAGCAGATATAATAGAACTTAATGCTGGTGTAGGAAGAATAGAGATATTAGAAAGTAGCGTAGGAGATATACAAACTCTTGTAAATGGAAACCTTACATCTAACAATATCCAGTCTTTAATCCTTACATCTGATAAAGTCACTGTAGACAATGGCTTCATCAAAAACGCAATGATTGAGAATCTAGATGTTAGTAAAATTAATTCCGGAGATATATCTACTAATAAGTTCAAGATAAAATCTGATAATGGTGGAATTGAAATAACAGGTGCTACCCAACAGTTTAAGGATAAGAATAATAGAGTTAGAATACAAATGGGACAGGATATCAAAGGTGATTTTAATTTTATTTTAAGAGGAGAAGATGGAACTACCACTCTTATAGACCACACAGGAATTAAGGAAAATGCTATAGGTGATGACCTCATAAAAGGTAATATGATTTCTGAGAATTCTGTAGGTGGTAAGCAGATA